CCCTCAGATCAGCGTGGAGTACATCCATTCTTGACGCTAAATTATCGACAGCACTCGTGAGGCGCACCAAGGAATCCCTCCCATGCTGGGTTTCGCGGTTGGCTGTTTTGAAGCTGGATGCAACAACCCCCGCACTAGCACCCGCCACAGCGGCCCAAATTTCTACCACCATTCGACCCATAGCTTGACTTCATCATGGCAGAAACACCGCAGGCCAAGTCAGAAGACCAAGAGGATCAAGGTCATTCTTGGCTGGGCGATGTTGTCCGCGTAACCATCCTTTTGTGGTCAATGGGGATTTTGACGGCGAATTATTTGGGCATCTTTTCCCAATCTGTCGATCCAACTTTCCCGGCGTCTTTGCTAACGGGGACGGCCGCTTCTTATTCGCCAGCACTCGGCAAACTTGGCAAAAAAAAGAAGGAGGACAACGGCGTTATCGTTGATAACAGCAAAAACAATGCCGGCATCAAATGACCCGCACACTTTTGGTATTGGGCATCACTTTGTTAGCTGCCCCTGCCCACGCTGACATCAATCATGTTTTGACGCAATCAGCCCAGATCAGTGTTGATCAGGCGTACAGCTCAGCCACTCGGGGTGGCACGACTTACAGCAGCCAGGGCACCAACGTCACCCCTTCAGTGACTGATGGAGGGATGACAACCAGCGGTCGCATTGGTGGCTTGGATATGTCCACCATTACTAGCGGCGTACCAGACATCGTGAACACCGATTACGACGTAACCACTTCTGGTTCGGCCTATTCGATGACTGAGAGCTTGATTCTGGGTGACTCAATCCCAAGCACCGGAACAACAGTGACCAACGGTGTCGTTCCAGCCTTGCCGTCGATGATGACCACAATTACTGGAGCTGGCGGCGAAACTGGATCGCTAGCAGCAACCGTCACTAGCTCTGGTCAGGCAACCGTGGTTGCTGGTGATGCTGGCACGTCTGCAATCCTGTCCACAAAAGTGGAGCTACAAATTGATTAGAGCTTGGCTGCTGGTTTTGTTGTTGCCTAGCTCTGCTTTGGCAGCACCAATCGTGCCGCAGTTCACGCAAGGTCAGCTCAACTCAAGATCGGAATCCACCACGATCATCAACGAAACAATTACGTCCCACAATTATCGAACTGGTTACAGCTACTCAGCAGCAGGTCATAATGTTGAAACTGTTGGAGATGTTCCCATCTCGCCTGACGCTACCGTCACAAACAATCAAACAGTTGGTGGAGTCAACTTTTCATGGACAAGCCCAAACCTTGAAACTAAGCCCCAATGGCAAGTAATCAATCCTGGTGCAAGCTGGAGCCTTACCGAATCATTCATGGCTCCAGGCTTAGATGCAGTGACTACTATCCAACGCACGGTCCAAACCGAAACTACGACCGAGTCGCAGTCGGTGTTCTCGCAATAATTACTGCACTTGGTGGACCGGTTCAAGCCAACACAACAGTGGCAAATCCGTCCAGTACATCAAGCGGTTCAGTGGTTAATAACGCCTATCAGATGATGACCGGACCACATCCTATATATCGGATGAGTCAAGGTATTCAGTGCCCTGGTCCTACGTTATCGCTCAGTCCATTTGTTACATCTAGTCGAAACTTTGATCTACCCCATCAGTCAGTAACCAGAACACCTGTCTACTCAACAGCTGATGCAGACGATAACGGTGAGCCGGACTCCCCAGGTAAGGTGCTTTACTACTCAGAAATGCCGCGATTTGAGAAAGATCGTAGATCAGTTAACTACGGAATAACAGCAACGTTTTCGATGCCATTAGATGGTGGCCTTACTGCCAGGTGTAAACGTGCCGTAGAAACAAACATCGAATTACAGCAGCAGTTGCTGGCAACAAAACGGCTGGAGTACGAATTGTTTCGCGCCAAGCAATGTGGGGACTTGGCTGAATCAAGAATACAATTCAGACCAGGCAGTCGATACGCCCAGGTTTGCGAAGACATTGTGGTTCACGTTCCACCCCAAAAAGTGATCCCACATGTTCACTCTATTTCCGCGCCTTCCGCTGATTCTTCTGACGTTGAAAAGTAGACGGGCGATCTTCCTTCTTGCGGGTTACGACCTCTTTTAGTTTCGTAATTACCTTTTTGACCAGCGGCTTGACGATACGCAGCAGAAAAGGCGTACTCAGTGCAGCGGTAGTAGCAAGCACGGCGATGCTTGCAGTTTGCGCTGCTTCAAATGGTGATGGTACGGCTTTGATTAGCTGCTCCGTTACCGGCACGTTTCGATAGACCTCTTTACAAACGCCATCTACCAATTCGTAGGACTCAAGAATTTTGCGGCCATCAGGTGACAAAATGCCAATCTCTGCAGCGTCTGGAGCAGGGCAATCGATTTCTGGCTTTTTATCCTCTGGCGGTGGGTTTGGCTTTTGTGGCTTGGTTTCTGCTGGTGGCTTTTCTTGCTCTTGATTCTGAACAGGAGCTGCTTCGATAATTTTAAGATCCCGTGGATTCCAATCCATCGGGTTATAGCTTGGGATCTCGCCTTCAGGACACGCTAGTCCAACACCATTCGGATCATCACGAAGCAGCGATGGGTTGAGTTGTGCATCCCTATGGACGTAGGCACAACCAGGCACCTGATAAATCGGAGCAGGTGGTAACTCTGCTGTTATCGGTGGAACGTAAACGTATGGCTCAGGAATTATTCGCGGTTCAATTCTTCGGATCTGTATGTCCGGGATGTCAGGCATCTAGTCAGAGCGGTGACTTAGGAAGCTCGACAGCTGGCCCTGTTGTTGTCGGTAACTCAGGCAGTACGTCATCGATCTTGGCTGGCACCATGTCAGTCACAACCTTGGTTAGCTCTAGCTTTAGCTCGCTCATGTAGCGCTTGGTTAGCGATGGGATGCGGCTGTAAAGCATCGTTGATCCGATCAATACGCCTACTGACATCGTGAACGATGCCACGGATAAAGCGTTAAAAACCTTTTGCATAATCAGATGTGCAAGAAAAAACCTCTTCCCTGGTGTGAGGACAGGAAAGAGGCCGTGTGTCTCCCTTTTAGAGACTAGCTCAGAAGCTGTATTTGGCTCCCACTTTTAATCCATAACCCGCGTCAACATCTTGGTATTTAGCGAACGAAATTTCGCCGTACATATCAACGTTGTCAGCAACAGCACCTGACAAACCGGTTTTACCAGAGAAACCAGTCTCAGCATCAGCGCCATCAACCATCAGAATTGATGGTCCGATCTGCGCAAAAAATGCACCAGATTCATACCCCACGCCAAGATCTAAAACTCCAGCAGTAAAGTCAGAGCCAACCCAGCCAGCGTTGTACTCAGGGTTTACGAAGAAGTTACCTTCTGCTTGGACAGGAGATCCCAGCGCAACAGCGCCAACGACGGCAGAACTCACAATCAATAGTTTGATCATTTTTGGGAAGAGAAACGTTTTCCGTAGGTACATTAACCGCCCTAGTCAATGGACGGTTTTGGATGTGATCTACAGGGTCAGTTTTCATCCATTCCAGGGAACGTTGAGTAGTGCTTTTTGTGCAGTCCCGTGTAAAGACCACGCTTTGGGTGATCTGGCTTGTCCCGCCCTTCCAGCATAAAAAGCATCTCCATCCATTCCACACGATTCCGCATCGCAGTTAAATCTTCTGCCCCTGGCTTGCAGGGGATCATTGGATCGGGTCTTTGCATTAGATCACCAGCCTGCAGGCTTGCCAGATGCTTGGGTCGGTGTGACCTGCTCTGTGATGCGTGCAGCAAGCTGCGTTTCGATCTCAGTGACTTTCTCAGCACCACCAAGTTTGGCTTGAACAGCAGCCACGATGTCAGCCTCAGTTAGATCTTCAAAATCAGCCAAGGTGCTAGGGCGATCCAGGCCGATGCTGCCGTAAGCGCCAGAGTTGTAAGCGTTGCCCTCAGAGTCAACTTGATCGCTGATTCCGGTCACGGTGTAATGGGCCGTATGTGCAAAATCGTCGCTCACATCACGGTTTAGATCGACAATTTTCCAAACGTAGGTGTTAGCCATGAAAAAGGAGCAATAGGGTCAGTGTAACTTGAGCGCCCCACGTTGCCATGGGGCGGTTTACTATCCAGCCTCAAGGGCTGCAACTTTGGTTTCTAGGGTTTCAATTTTTGCAATTGCTTCTTGTAATGCTGCAGT